CAATCTGGTAGAATAGGTGGCGTAACAGGACAAATTCTAGGTGCATTAGAATCTAGAGTAAATACTGCTATTTCAAGATTAGATTCTAATGTTAATAGTGTCATAATGGGAAATGTATACGATAATGTGCCTTCGCCATCTCAAGTTTCACAAGCTCTATTAGGGTTTTTCAATCCTGATTTAGGTGTAGGTAGTGCAACACAAGTAACTAATCAACAAGCAATACGAGGGAACGTTTTCGATGAGCCTAGAACTACTGCTAAACCAGCTGAACAATCAAACGTATATAGAAGATAATGGGAGATTTTACAAATAATTCGAAAGATTTAAGACTGAATGAATGGATTGGAATCGTTGAAGATAATAATGATCCAAACTTTTCAGGAAGATGTAAAGTAAGAGTGTTTGGTGTTTATGACGGTAAAGAGAATGACAAAATAGATAATTCACCCTATACTATTCCTACTGATAAACTTCCATGGGCTTATCCCGCTACTGGAATAATCTTCGGTTCAGGAGAAGGAGCTGGTAACCTATCAGTACCTAAAAATGGTGCAAAAGTCAAAATCAGATTCAATGGTGGTAATCTTTACGCTCCAGAGTATTTTGCTGTACAAGATATAAATGACGACCTAGTAAATGAAATATCAGATTCATATTTAGATTCGCATGTTTTAATGTTCGATAAAGAACAAGATTTAAAAGTTCTATATAAGAAGAATATAGGAATGCAAATCTATTTTAAAGGATCGAATATAATGATAAATCCAGATTCAAGTATATCAATTGAGCATAAAGACACGAAAAGCATCATAGAATTAGTAAATGGTACAATCAATATAGTAGCTAATTCAACTATCAACCTTACGTCAAATACAAAGATACAAGCGGAAACTAGTGAAGCTATAATAAATGGAAATACTTCTACAAAATTAGGACCTTCTCCTCAATACTCAAGTGTATTAGCAGAACCACTATGGATGTTCTTAAAAATGATGGCTCAAGCTATTGATGCTAAAGCGCCAAGCACACCTGGAGTAATGACTGCTCAAGCTGATGCATTCGAAACAATATCAACGTCAAAAAACGTTAAATTATCACCTTGATGAAAACTAATACACAGATTTTAGATAAGAAATGGTGTTGCAATAGAACATTTAATATAGAGGGAATTGGGAATGTCACGTTCCCTCCCGGTGTATTTACAGTTAATATTGAAAAAGACACAGAGATTAAGCTATATGATGAAATTCCAGATAATGATGAATTGACATCTACTATCGAATCGATAAAATATGCATTAGAAGCAGTAAATGAGTTATACGATGAAAAGCTAAGTAGCCAAATACAGAATGCATTTTCTTCTATTTTTAACTATAAAGGGCAGTCTAAGATTAAATTGAAGTTACCATTCAAAATTATTCTGTCAGAGGACTTCTATGGCATTAAGTTTTCTGTATTGTTAGATTTATCAAAGTTTAAATTCTCGTACAATATCGAACAGTTTATAGAAGATAAACTTAAAGCTATCGTTTTTTTACAGAATGATCCAATATTGAATCCTAAAGCTTTCCCTATTACACGTTCTATAGATTCTACAACTACTCAGAAATCAGTAGAAGAAATTCTTACAGCTTTAGCGGGTAAATTGTCGACTAACGATATGTTAGAGTATGAAAAATTAGATAATGTTCAAGACTTATTAAGAAGAGCAAAAAGAGACGGTATAGATATAAGAGAAACCTTCAATATCGGTGAAGAACTTTTGAACATGTCTGGTGAATTTACACCAACAGAAGTAGATAACATATCAGTGACAGAAGTCATTGATGAACCATGTGTAGATTGTCCAGATCGTGAAACTAATTTGACACATTTCAAACCAGAAGAAGTAAACATTATTTCTACACAATGCTGTGAGCCAGTAGAAGAATCATTAAATGAAAGTGTCGATATACCAGAATCTACAAAAGAAGACCTCCCTAATACGCCTCTTACAGACACAGACATAAGTAAGATGGTAGATACAGTACGCAAAATATCGGATGATTTAAAAAAATGTTCAGATGAAAAGGCGTTTGCTGACGCTTATAGAGAAAAACTCTATAAAATAAGAGAAGACCTGTACCCGTTATATTTATACGTTACAAAACGAAATGAATATTTTGAATCATATGAACAGATAATATCATATCAAAATACTATAGCAAAACAATACGCTAATATAATAAAAGATTTAAGTAATATAGTATCGATTGGAACAAAAGCTATAAAAACATTCACGAAAGATACTGGCATTAGTACATCAGATATAGACACACTTAAATTAGATCCTTCATTGAAGAATATAAATACAGTGTTGACTAAAATTACTGATTCATCTTTAAAAACAAAATGGGGATCTGCATTTTCAACATATAATACATCCATAACAACGTATATCAACGATATAAACACCAGTAATACGTCAATAACGGATTATTTAGCTATTATAGATAAATTAGAACATGAAAATAGCTATACACCTATACTCACAGGAACATCACTTAATCTGCTACGAACATCAAATAGTGTAGATATTGTTAATCTGAGTGAAATTTTCAGTCCTACCGAAGATACAAATAATACAAATTATACTAATCAATCCGGTATCAATCTAAAGAACAAAGGTAACTTTTATCTTCTGATAGACACTGAGAAGACTATTTACGATGAAATAAAAACTATTTTTGACATGATAGATGAAATAGGGAATTTCGAAGTTCTCTATAAACCATCATCTAAATTATCTAAAACGGGTACATCTACAGGAATAGTCTATAAAAATGTATGGGATAAATATGATTCTATATCGAGAATAGATTTCTTATTCACATCCGCTGAACAGGGATATATTTCAGCTAAACCTACGACTGATCAAGTCATGAATAATGATGTAGAAAATGTAGAAGTGGATGAAAAGGTGATGACTAAGTTTCTGAGTACATTCGATGCCGAGCAAGAGATAAGATTATTGACGAAAATAGTAGAAGCAAGAAAAATAGATACTGAATATTTTAGCAAAATAGAAACATTTGCTAAAACAGAAGCTGCCAAGACTTATCAATATGAAACATTTGCACTGTTATTTGGATTAGACAATATAACTAAAAAATTCAAAGATCAGAAAACTAAGTATAAGGCAGAGTATGATACGATATCAAAATTTAATGCTGCATTAGGAGATAAAATAGATTCTTTGATTTCTTTTTCTAATCAGAAAAAGAAATGTTTCGAACAACAAGAACAGAATCTAAAAGATCTGTATGATACAAATGAAGAAGATACTTCATTAGCTTCACCATGTTCTGATCCCAAAGGAATTGGACAGATGAATCCGTTAAACCCGAGCTATATAAAGAATTGTTATTGGAAAGAATATACTAAGAATTTGCAGACTGTATCATTTATGCCTATTCCCGATATAAAAAATTTCAATAAACGACTATTCAGATATTACCCTGTAGGATTACAGATTCCAGTACCAGCTATTCCAGGTGTATTGCCAACATTACCTCTGGGTATACCTGATATACGAATAAGCATACCTCTGCCTATTCTCTGGAAGCATTTATTCACTTTAACTACACCTGCAGGTCAGTTTGTTTTGTGGATAACTTATTGTCCGCCGTTCACTGTATTTCCGTATCTAATGTTCATAGATGAAGTTCAAAATACGACATTTATTTTGACACCTAAAGGACCTACACCTGTTCCGATTAAATCGTTAGGATGGAAAGATCATTTTGAAAAATCAATAATAGAGAAGATACCGGGACTAAAAATACCAATGCCTAGTCTACCACCTGTAGATTCAAATGTGAACAATAATCTGCCAGATACTGTAAAGTCATGGTTAGAAGAATTGAAGGGAGGAGTTAAGAAAACTATCGATCAGATCAATACTCCTAAAGATACAGTTACAGCGTCTGATCTTGAAAAGAACAAGCGTCTATTGTCATTTAAAAAGACAATGAAAACGATAATAGATAAATTAGATAAGGGCATTATATCAGACGATTTCATAGAAGTCATAAAGCAGTACGTATCATTTATAGAAAATGAAGTGGCATTACGTGCTACTAAGATGATAGATTTCGAACCATTCTATGTGCCAAATTCAGTATCTAAAGCTTTACAGCTTGACGCTATAACTGAAGCAAATTCTTTGAAACAGAGAGTTTTAAAGTTACAGAAAAGTGGTATCAATTTAAACATTAATACTTTAGACTTTACTGTTATCGTTAAAGAGAAGATACTCAATATCCTTGAAACAAAATCGGGCAAGAAGATTATTTCTAACTTCGATAGAGAAATACAAGAACTGGAAAATGAAATAAAAAATAAGACTTACGGTGTATATTCTGCAGAAGAACAACACAGAAAAAGAATTATTCTAATACAGAAATATTTTTCAGAAATAATAAAGAAGATAACATCAAAAATAGTACTAAGGGACTTTGGTATAACTGAAGAAATGACATCGTTGATACCAATATTTCTGCCTTTTCCATGTAAGAGTAATATATCGATATCGCCTATTCCATCCTGGTTGATACTTATTATCGCAGCGATCAAAAAACTGGATAGTATTGTGACATCTGACGATATGACAATTAAGATAGATAAAGCAGTATCATCACAGTATAATTTTGCTTTACGCTTACCTTCTGCCAGAGATTTGATATCAGACATAACACAAGATGTTTTAATACAAGTAATGAACAGTGTAAGTGTACCTGTGCCTGGATGGCCTTCAGCCGTACCATTTATCGAAAAACCGTCAATCGTAAAACAGTTAATACAAAATTCATTAACGGATATCTTCAAGACTAAATTACGTATGCCTGCTATAGGTGGAATTACTCCTATGAAAATTGAACCTGATTCTGTAAAGAAATTGGCATCACCTGTGATAGATATTGCTGTAGAAACTGTATTCAGTATATTAATAGAAATAATTATTAAACAAATAGCTAGTGCGAATGAACAAAATAATATACAAACTATAAAGAATATACTCCAGATAACAAAATCTGTTTTAGGAACAAACATAGAAGATTTGACATCTGAAGACTTAAATGAAATAGCAACAGCATTCACGAAAAATGCAATTCTTGAAGTTGAATCATCATTAAATGATACATTACATCTTTTAGATGTGCCAAGCAAACAACTTGTATCATTTATGGCTTTATTTTCTCCTATACAAGGAATAAAATCAAGTATTCTTCTGAATAATCAGAAAGGACCTTATATCGAAATAGGAACAGATATAATACGTGCATTGATGAGTAAAAATAAGATTACTCCGAACTTTTTAACGACCCTTCTATTATGTACAACAGGTATACCCGGATGGACAATTTCATCATTGTTTAATCCATCTAGAAGTATAGAAAAGTTGCCTCCTTGGGAAAGATTATGTCTAAAAAATGCTCCGTATGTAGTTTTTTTAGATCAAATTGCAGCAACAGCACAACGAATAGGAGGATTAGGAAACAGTTATTTAGCTCCGTATTATACACCAGAATAAATTATTAACACTTTAAACATAATTAATATGCCAAAAGCATTAGTTGAAAACAAAACAATCGTTAAACAAAATTCAAAGGATAAAATCTATTGCCATGAATCTTATACACAAGAAATGTATGACAGGTTCAATGGGATCGATATCAAACCTAAAGACGTTAAGCTTGGTCAAAGTTTAAAAGCTCTAGATTTGGAAGTCCTAAATACCGGTGAAGTTGAAATTCACACCGACGCAGGAATAGACATCTATCTTGACATGCGAAAAGAAAAGAAATATTTCGAAGCTATTGGTATTACAGATTTCAGTATAGAAAATCTTAAGAGATTATCTAGAGAAGGAGTATTCAAATATCTGTTCAAGGAGAAAGATGAATATGTAGTCCTAAAAGGAAAAGAAGGTGCTGAAAGAGGAACATTGTATGATTCACATTTAAGTTTCGTACGAAGAGAGTTTACAAAACAGATTACTTTACAATCTAACGCATACGTAGCAAAAGTTATTTCGAAAAATCAAGGTGGTTTCTTCATTTTGGTCGGTGGAGTAGAAGCATTCTTGCCTGGATCATTAGCTGCTGCTAATAAAATCGTAAACTTCGATACCTTTATCGGTAAAGAAATTAACGTAATGGTTGAAGATTATCTACCAGCATCAGATACTTATATCTTCTCATATAAGAAATATCTAGAGAAAATCTTGCCTTCTAGAATGGCAGCATTAGATAGAACAGCTAAACACGTAGGTATTGTAACAGGAGCAAGTAAATACGGTATATTCGTAGAATTTGAAGAAATTTTCACTGGTCTTTTACATAGTACTGAAATGACTGAATCTACTCTAGAGAAATTCAGTTCTTACAAATATCGTCCAGGCGATAAAATTGAACTATGGGTTAAAGATATTAAAGGTGACAAATTAATTCTAACAGAAATCGATCCTTCACAAAAAGTCGATGAACTTAAAACATTCAAAGATAAAGTTGAAGGAACAGTAATGTCTGTTAAAGCTTCTTCTATCAAACCTTTCGGAGTATTCTTCGAAATAGAAAAAGACTTAGTAGGTCTCTTACCAACTAAGGAATTAAGAAAAATGGATGTTAGAGTAGAAGTAGGAGAATTTTATCCACTCTGTATATCATCAATTGAACCTGATACCGGTAAAATCTACTTATCAGCAATTAATGATTCTAAATAATCATTTCTTATTTGACTTAAAAAGCCAAGGGATTTTATCCCTTGGCTTTATTTGTTTGTCAAGCAGATATATAATAAGAACAAAATAAAATGTATGCAGGATAAACTTTTAAATTATAGTGCTTTATCGTCGTCTGTCGTGGGCGTAGAATATGAATTCTATAGCTTCAAGTCACCGAATATTATAGCTAAAGAAGTAGCTAAAATATTGGGTAAGAAAGTATTGATTAGTAGAGCATCTGGAAATGTCAAAGATTCTAAATCGGCCAAATATACTGATGATGATCTAGTAGCAAAAGTTACGACTACAGGAGCTAACGATAAGAATAAATCTGTTAGTAATGTTTCAAATGTGTTTACGCCTGAACTTCTTAGTGACAAAGAAAAAGCTAAGAAAAGCAAGTCAGAATTTGTGCCTACCGCTTCTACTTTAGTATTAAAGAGAGATTACAGCGGCGGAAGAGACATGAATGAATTAGTGACGGGCCCTCTACCATATGAAGAAGCAAGACTTACTATAATCAAAATTTTAGATTGGATACGATTAAATGGATGGACAGACAAAAGATGTTCTATGCATTTGAACATAAGCTTTAACCCATTTTTATCGAAATTGAAAAATGGAGTTTCACATTTGGAGCCTTTGAAAATGATCCTTTCATACGATGAAAAGTATATTTACGATAGATTTCCAAATAGAAAGAACAACGTATATGCTAAATCAGTGTATCAAATTCTTCCAGTTAATAAGTTTGTATTCCAAAGTACTGCCGATAATTTAGATCCAGCAAACTTCATCGTCCCAGATGAAAAATATTACGGCCTCAATTTTACAAAAAGAGTGCATAATTATCTAGAAGTTAGATATGTAGGAGGAAAAGATTATGAAAAGAAAGTAAATAAAATATTAGAAGTATTAGATTATTCTATCTTAAAAATCTATAATGCATTACTTAACCCGGGAATTGATCTAACTGAAGCAGAAAAGCTAAGAGGTATGATGACTAATATGAGAAAGATAACTGAATCATTTTCAAGTCCTCAACGTTTCTTCATTGATTATCCAGCTATCAATGTACTAATCGATATGAAAGGTAACATTGAAATAGTCAAGAGCTACTGGACAAGTTTACGTGAACAACTATTCAGTCTTATTATATCAGCTGGAGCAACAGAAGGTGTATTTAATTATGATACCGATATGTCTAAGCCTCAATTTAGATTCGGTAAACTAAAGAATGTTCATGAACTCAGAAATTTTGAAATTTTCGATAGTGAGTTTGAAGGAAGTGCATATGATTGTCTATTCTTTAGATGCAAATTACAGAATAGTAGAATAGATAATTGTTCATTAGTAGAATTTAATACAGTAGAAGATTCGACATTAGAATATTCATCATCATTAGGAACTAATACATTAGTCAACTGTTACATAAATTGTCCAGATTCCATAATCGAAGGTAGCATCAATGGTGGAGTAATAAGAAATGCTATACTTGGAGTAAGAGCAGACTTAACATCAGATGTTATGATAGTTAATCAGAAATAATTTTAAATATGACAAAAAATGATTTAGTACAACAAGTAATGAGAGAACTTGATAGTTCATTTGCATTGCCTGTCCAAATTCAACCAGCTGAAATTGAAAGAAATATAGAACAATGTTCAAGATGGTTCTATGAAAATTATAGGGATTCTGTAGAAACCCAATATTATATCATAAAGTCAGATCAATTCGAAAAACCTGAATTTACTGCTAATCGTACAATAATGATGCCCGATTGTGTAATATCAGTATTTGAAGTTAAAGAAATAACTGGTGCTGGATTACTTGGGATCGTAGATAGAGATTTTGCCGATAATAAACTTATAGCTTCAGAGATTTATTTATCACCATTCACTGGCGATAGCTTAGTACAAAGAGTAGCTCAATATCAATTCTACGATTTAGCCAAAGCATTTTTCCTTGATCTTATTCGATTTGACTTTAATAGACGTACACGTAAATTGAAAATTCTTGGTAGAAATCCAAGAAGAGATGTATTTATACAGACATACGTTAAGATTCCAGAAGACGATCTATATGAAGATTTTTACTTTTATAGATATGTCACTGCAAAATCTAAATTGTCTCTTGCTAGACAGTTAAGCTTTTTTGATTTCAATCTTATGGGTGGTATAAAAATTAATGTAGCAGATCTACGATCAGAAGCAAATGAAGAGATAACAAAAATAGAAGGTGAAATTGATTCACAGAATTCACCTGACTTTTTCGTTACTTGGCACTAATATAAAACTAATTATGAAAATTTTAAACTTTATGCAATGGATAAATGAAGCTGCATCTAAACAGCATGTATATGACAAAGGATGCGTAATGTTATTCTTTGATTTCCCTGAAATGAAAGAATTACAAGAAGATATAGATGAAGACGATCTGTATACTGATCCGGAAGATGATTCATACGGTTTAGAAGATGAACCACATTGTACTATTCTATATGGTCTTGAACCAGAAGTAGAATTGAAAGACATAAAGGGCGTAGTAAAACAATTCACATATAGTCCATTGATAGCACATAAAGCTTCTTTGTTTAAGAACGATAAATATGATGTCCTAAAAATGGATATTGGTTACGTGAATCCAGATGAAGAAAACAGATTTTTACATGACTGTAATAAAGAACTTAAAACTTTACCTTTTGAGTCTTCATTCCCTAATTATCATCCACATATGACTATCGCATATTTGAAATCAGGAAAGGGAGATAAATATGTTAAGCTTCTTAAAGATAAAGAATTTGAAATAGAACCTGAAAATATAGTATTCAGTGAAACGGATGGTACAAAAACACTGATTTCTATTAAAATAGTTAAGAATGACACTATAACAAAATAAATATTATGAGAACCATAAAATACAGCGAATTTAAAGCTAAGCATATGCCTCATTTAAACGAGGAAGAAAATAAAGAGGTAGATACTATAACAGTTGACGTACCATTATTTATTCGTTTATTGGAATATGCGAAAGAGGATGCTAAAACAGACATGGACTTGCATAGAATAACAGAAAATATATTGCAACTTTCAAAAGCTAAATCACAGTTTTCAATGAAGGATTATGCAACAATTGTGAACAAGGGGCTAAAGTAACTGAATCTCAATCCTGAGCCCCTGAAGCTAAGGCTGACAGACCACGAGGTAATTCTCTAGGAGTGCAGTTAGGAGATTCTATAACATACGGATTAGGACCGTTATAGCTTCGGCTATCCTGGGTTGATTTGAATTCGCTCCTCAAATCAACCCATTTTTATGTTTTATAGCATGGGCCGATAGATATATACCAAAATAAATCCAATATGCTTAAAGAACTTTATACAAGAAATCCTGATGATGCACTATACGTAGAAAATGTATATGAGATAGAATCATCATTGGAAAATCTTATAGGTCAGATCAGAATGTTGTTATTTACCAAACCCGGTGAAATAATAAATGATCTAGCATTCGGAATCGATATTGAATCCCTCGTATTTTCCACCAATTTAAGTAATGTAGCAATACAAGAGAAAATATCTACTGCTATATACAGATATTGTCCAGATGCTGGTGAATTTACTGTGAAGATATCGGTAGAATTTTATAAAGGTACAGCCAGAGATATGTGTTTAATAGATATATCGATAGATGGTACAAAATATCTAGGAATTTTAATAAAATAAAATATAATGAGTACAGATTCAAGCAAATTTCCAACTTTTTTAAATAAAGCTAGATCAGATGCAAAAGCACTATTCGATCAGTTTTATACTTATATGACAGATAAGTATGCCCAAGCTGGAAAGACATTTTCTATAGCTAGTGCATATGGACAGATAATGCATGCATTATCTCAGATATCTGAGATGATACTCTATTACATAGAAGATGCTATAACTGAATTGAATATTTCTTCTGCTTCTAGAACGACCAGTATTCAATCTCTTGCAAGATTATCTGGGCACAACATAACTAGAAATATATCAGCTACAGGAGAAATACAAGTCACCCTTTTGAAAAACCCAGAAGGTGTAAATGGTACACAAATCTTGATACCAAGATATAGCAAACTGAAATGTGTAAATAATTCAATGCTGTATATTGTTGACTTTCCGGGTGAAGATATCAGAATGCCATTTGACGATAAGAACCCAATTTATATCAATGTCATTCAAGGAGAGATTCAGAATCAAGTATACACGTCATCAGGTGAAATGCTACAGTCTTTCAGTATTCAAGAACGTAGTTACAACTATATCGAAAACTTTTTCACTAAAGTATACGTAAACGGTACCGAATGGCAGAAATTTGACAGCTTATATGATATCCCAAAAGATTATAACGGCTTCTTAGCAAAAACTGGCATAGCAGGAGGATTGGATATTTATTTCGGTAACGGTCCCTTTGGCGCAGTTCCTCCGCTAGGAGCAAGTATTAGAGTAGAATACATCAGATCTGCAGGTGAAGATGGAAATATAAGAGATGGTGAAGATGTTTACTTCTCATGGATAGACCCGGGATATAGCATATATGGAGAAGAAATTGACTTAAATGAAGTGACACTAATAAAAATGTCAAATTCAATATCATTTGGTACTAATACGGAATCTATAGAAATGACTAGACTTTTATCACCTAACGTTTCTCGATCATTTGTATTTGCAAGACCAGAAAACTATAAAGTGTTCTTACAGAAATATAACTATTTCTCTGTAATTCATGCATTCACAACATTTGACGATAACTATTTAGATGATGACAACATCATTTATCTGTTTCTTATCCCAGATATAACTAAAAGAATGACAGAAGGTGAAAATTATTTTACCGTTAAGCAGAAGTTCTTTACATTAACAGATGCTGAAAAAACTAAAATTCTAAATTTAATTGAAGATAGTCAATCGAAAATTGTAACTACTGTGACTAAAATTGTAGATCCGATAGTTACAAAATATGTAGCAAATGTAAGCCTTATATCGTACGAAGGATATTCTACTATCTCATTAAGAGAAAAAGTTATTGATACAGTATCTAATTATTTCTTAACAAACACTAGAACAGATAGAATACCAAAATCTGATTTAATACGTGAAATAGAATCAATAGATGGAATAGATTCAGTTAATGTAAGTTTCATGTCTGAGTTGAATGAACTGAGAAGCGATCAGACATTGCCATTAATTGGACTAGATGAATTTGGCGATATAGTTATTGGTAGAGATGAACTTCCTCTTATCAGAGGAGGCTGGACTGATCATAATGGAATTCTCTACGAAGACGGTATCTATTCAAATAAACCATGCTCATTGAATATAGAATTTAAAAAAACAACTCCTAGAAGATGACAACTCCAGACAGTATCTACGATAGAACAGCTACTAGAGTAGAAAAAATCAATAATCTGGGCTATAACTATGAAGGTAAGATATTGAAGAAAACCTTATCGTCATATCTATTTAAGGATCCTTCACGTTCAGAAATATTAGCTAAAATTGATGCAATACTTTATTTTTTAGTAGAGAAAGTAAAGACTATAAAAACCTTCTATAATTATACGGTTCCAAAGAACTATCGTAAACTGAATTAAAAATGGCTAGATGGCAAAAACTAATTTTATACGCTTTTTTAACAAGCTTGGTGAAGATTGTAACTTTACTTCATTCAATTCAACATTCGGAAAAACTTTCGAGGGTTCTCTCTATTTTCCGAGAGTGTCTACAAATCTGATAGAATCAGAAAATTTATACATTCTAGAAGAGGTAACTTTACCAACCACTACGCCAAACAGAACACGTTTATCAGGTACTGCTATATTAGTATCAGGAACGCCTTTTGTGACTATCGTAGATGGTGCACCTACCAGTGAATTAGTAGAACAAGAAAAGATAGTAATAGACAATGTACAATATACTGTACAATCTGTGTCATTAAATTCTATAGAAGTATCACCTACTCCTGCCGTATCAGGTAATAGTACAAATATCTATAGACTTGACTATATAGCATATAATGCACCTCTGAAATCGAATGTTATAACTGAATCTATCGTAGCAGAGTTTGTTGATGAAACTGGCGAGTTCTTCTTTTACGATATTGACTATACTGATGATCTACCACTTATAAACAAAACTAGAACACAAGAAATAGTTCTAACGCAAGCAAATGAAGGAATAGATATCACAACGGGTCGATCTCTTATAACTGGAGTCAATCATAAAGTTAAACCTGTAGATTTTAATATCGGTTTTTCTTCTACAGTAGAAGGTAATTTCGTTGAATCAATAAATGTGTTCCTCAAGAAGACAATGCACTTTACTAGTAGTGCATGGACATATTTAGAAGGAGATGATAAAACATATACTATCACAATAGATGCAAATTCTATTTATGCAGATTATGTAGATGAAATAAAAGCTACAGATGCAATATCCCTATCAAGAAGTATAAATGGTGCTACTCAATATTTCGGTCTTATATTCATATCATTTGAACAAGTTACGATAAGTGGAGCTGAATATTTTTTACTTACAGTAAAAGAGCCAAATACAAATATGCTTCACACTGTTACTGAAAATAATTTGGAGACATTTGGATTCTCTATTACATGGAAAGAAGAATTAGCAAGCATTGGACTATACGGTGAAGCAGAATCTGAAGATGAAAGATTCAAACTTGTATTAGAGAATTTTGGTAGAAAGATAGACCAAGAAAAAGAGTACATTTTCAGAGATTCTAATATAAATGAAGAGCTTACTGATAATATTCTTTTGAATAAGAAACGTAAAGAACTTTTATTAGAAGGAGATAAGATTTACCCTTACATGGGTTCATATAAAGCGTTGATAAATGTACTTAACTTATTTGGATATTACGATGTTGACATAAAAGAATATTTTCTTAATGTCGATCAGAACTCACCTGACAAAGGAAAGTTTACGTCTGTAATTATCGATAAGAAGCCTAACAGTGAATCAGTTAAACGAACATGGGCAGTTTTACCGTCAAGTGTATACAAGAAGACTTCATTATTTGGACTTTATTATAAGCTAAATAAGACTACCGGTGCATATGATGAATTTGACATGCCTATTGTTGAAGAAGATTATCAATTCACAGCTGATGAAGTACTTATAAAGCTTTTTGGTCTCAAAGAATTACTTAAGAAAGATTACTTACCGCTGAATGCCAGAATTTATGACATAACAGGTGAAGGTATCTATTTTGAAAAGTATAGTCTACCAACATGGTCTGATGATACAACTATCCGTACAATAAACTTAGGTACTTTACCTGATATTTATGTCTATCCAGAACATGAAGCAATAATCAAAGATATTCGTGTAATAGATGAATACTATATCGATAAATTTACAGATCAAGGATTAACTGGGTTTTATAACTCTAATATGTTATTGCATAACTGGGAACATAAAAGAGAATACCAAGATTCTATCTGGGAAAATATGCCTCCGGGATTAGTAGACATAAACTTTAATACAAATATGTCATATACTAATCCATTAGCAGATGATACAGATATTGTCATAGGAGCTCCTATACTGTTAGAAGTTATATTTAAGTTAGAATGGAAAGAATGTTTCTTTGCTTGGAACGATCTAAATACAAGCAATGCTGATGATTTAGTAGAAATCATAGACGGTGGAGATTCATTAACAGAAGTAGACACAATAGTAGACGGTGGAGTATCTGATACTCCATATTTTGCAAATACGATAGACGGCGGCGAATCAGCCGATATGGATAATATCGATCTTTGGACATGGGACACTTTGTCTAGATGTGATTACGTAGATATGCGTATCATAGTTGATCATTCTGTACCAGGCACATTTCATTTCGATACTGATAGAAGACCAATGCAGGAATTCGAATTCGTATACACAAATATAGATGGCCAATCATATAAACGTTTAGTATATCCTATCAATTTACCATTCAGCGGTATCTATAATATTTACATCTATGTGTATGATGCGTTGAACGGTTTCACTATGCAATTTTTAGAAAAAACAGTTAATACTGCAAATGCCCAAATTACTACTAGTCATCAAGATGCAAATACAGTGACTACTTGGGACAATATGGATATTAACTGGGAAAGTTTATCAATAGATAATTTAGAAACAGGTGTTCCAGAAACTGCACAAACTAACTTAACAGTAGAATACATAGATAGAAGAAATAGTCAAGTAATCGTGACAAATGAGCAAGAAGTTAATAAAGGAGACTTCTTATTCTTTTCAAGATTATCGAGCACGTTAGAATTGACTAACTTAGCTTGTCCAAATGCTGCATTCACAGAGTTATCGTATGACACAGTGGTTTACAATAATTTCGGTCATCCTTCATTACATAATTTACCACTATACGCTAAGATAATGATAAAGAATGCATCGGGGCCTTATTATGAAATGGGAACTGGAGATTTCTGTTATGGAGACATAATTGCTCAAACTTCTACAGAAACTCACATTAAGATTCAAGGAGAGTTCGATAAAATACAAACAGGCCATTCTACACTTTTTGTAGACAGTGGATTCTATAGCGGTACATATGCGATAGAAATAAAGGGATCAAGTGTAGCAGGAGGAAAAACTACTATATTCTTAAATGATTCACAGAAAGAATTGTATAAATTAGACAATTTATTTTCAGTGTATTTGGCTCCGTATGATATAGATTATGCAGAAACACATATTGGTAAAGTATCAGAAATATTCGATAATTCAGTTAATAGTTGGAATGATTATAGCGGCAATGATTGGATATCTAGAGAGTTACATTCAGTAGAGAACCCAGGATTTATTATTCCAAGTGTACATGCTGGTACTACTATAACAATAAATAATTTCGATACTTTTACATTTAGCGATAATCCAGTATTAAATAATGGTGATACATCTTCATTAGTCGCTGCAATACAAGAACTGAATAATGCAGATAATGAAGGTATTGAGAGATATGACTATACACTTTTCCCGTCAGAAAAGATATACATTCGTGACATAAATGGTGTTATTTTGACACCAGTATCAAACACATCAAATACTGTTACATTATCGGGAGTACCGAATAATACGTTAGATGTTGCAAATATATGGTCAGGTAATGAATGGTTAACGATTGTAAACATCGAAGATAATGTCATCACTGTCAATTATATAAATGATCCAGTAACAGAAGCCCTATTACCTTATAACTGGCATACACAATTAATTATAGTTATGCGCCAATTTTATGATTGTATATTAGCAACTTCAAAAACTGATTCATTAGACATGTTCGATCAGATAATAATAGATGATAATTTTACTACTTCATATGCAATGGGTAATGCAGAATTATTCAAAGCACTAGGAAAGACAGATAATAACGTACAGTTAAAATATAAAGAATATAATAACGATAATTTCTTTGAAAACGATATTGCTACTATGCATACTGAATATACTGGTGCATTCACAGAAGTCTTCTCTATTAGAGACTTATCAGTAAGCAATAACTCCATAACAATAAATCAGAATACACTTGTCACATTTCATGATGATACGACAAGAGTCCCTGCTAAACAATCATGGAACTGGAAATTATTTAACGACAAAGATATAGAATTAGTATCTGTATCAAGCAAAAAAATGACATGGAAATTCGAAAAATCAGGATTGTATAACATTCAACTCACAGTAGTTGATAAAAACGGTAATATCTCAGAGACTATAAAAAAATCATTCATAAACGTTTTGTAAAGACACTATATGTGTAACTAAAATTAAAAACGCATGGAAAAGAGAAGAAAGAGGAAGTATGACGATGAAGAAGTAGAAGCAATAAAAGAAGTTGCTCCAGTTTTAACAAGAAAGTCTTTAAAACAAATCAAGTTTACACAATCACAATTAACGTTCATTAAAACAATCGACAATAATTACATAACTACATGTACCGGCCCAGCTGGATCGGCTAAAACATTCGTTTCATGTTTTTATGCAATCGATCAATATATAAAAGGTAATTTCAAAAAGATAGTTCTCATGAAACCTGCAGTAGAATCAGGTGATAGTGTAGGTTTTCTACCTGGTACATTACAAGAGAAAATTGCACCGTACATGGAGAGTTACGTATCAAATATTAAGAAGATAATTGGTACAGAAAACTACAACAACATGCTTGCTCAAGGAGTTATCGAAATGAAATCTTTGTCACATGAAAGAGGAGTAACTGAAGATGATTCAATTATGATCTTAGATGAAGCCCAAAATTCAGATTTACGACAATTAATTTTGTTTACTACTAGAATGGG